TTCTCCACCCTCATTATTTGCGTTAAGTTGTTCTTGTAAACCTTGTATTTCTTCTTGTTTTTCTGCTTGTGCTTCTAATTTAGCAATATAAGTGGGTGGCAATAATCCTTTTTCTATTTGTGTATTGTTTATCTGTTCTAATGTTGTAGAATTTTCATTAAATTCTTTTTGTATGCCTACTCCATCCTTAACACTATTAGCTAAATCTATAATAGAATCTTTAAGTGATTTCATTACATCCAATAAACTTTTATCTTGTTTTATTGTTTGTTTGTCAAGGGCTAATTCCTGTTTAGCAATTATGGTTGCTTCCTCTAACGACTTAACAGGAATTATAGTCTGTAATGGTGAAGTTATACTTTCACCTATTATTTTAGCGTCTTGTGCTGTTAAGATAGCCATTATCTTCTAACTAGCGAACCTCCAAAATATAGCCCGATGATTGATGATACAACATGTGTATCAAGTGGCGTTATGACAAGACCGTTTAATGGTTTCCATGTTGTCATTTCGGCACTACTTGCAAATATCCACCAACCTACTGAAGTTGATTCAGTATAACCAACATATATTGGTGTTTCAGGTGCAATTAAGAATACAAGTTTAGGTAATACTAAAATTGCAAATACACACATTAAAGCAATCCATCTCCTTGTGTTCTTCGTGAATGAATCGGTAACATCTCTAGCTTTATCTATTTGCTGAGCTGCAAAACCTGCCCTCTCCATCATCATCTTTTGTTTTTCTGCCTCATCTTTACCTTTTTGTGCCATGATGGATAATATTCCACCAAGTACAGTTGAGGCACCCATACTAATAAGTTCCATTGGTATCATAATTATCTTCTCCTATTTTTCTCTCTCTCGTATTTTTCGTTTTCTTCTTTAATATAATTCTTTAGTAAAGATACATAAACATCTCTTTCCCAAGGTATCATATTTTCAATCTCTGTTATACTATATTTATGATGTTGCATAAGTGCAAAATTAGTTTCAAAGTAAGCCTCTAGACTATTATGGGCAAGGCTTATGCGAAAAAATCATTTATTCCTTGTAATACAACCTCAGATTCAACATCTGTTTCAGGGTTTTTTACCTTAACCTCATGTCTTAATCTAGGCATGGTGGTAAAAAATGCCTGTACCTTAGCAAAAGCTGTCTGTTCTAATTCTTCAAAAAATTCTAACATCTCTTTTTCTGTAGCGTCTTTCGCTGGGTATATTTTTTCTCCCTCAAATATATGGTCAACACAATGTATAACCATTTTCATGATACTGTCTACATTATTTGTATCAACATCATTTTTCATAAGGTCAATAGTAGGATATTTAAAAACTACACCAAGTTGTCTGCTTTCATCAAATATGATTCTATTGGTATGAGAATCATCTACTTGAACATTAACCTCGCTCAAGTCTACTTCAACATCAGCATATGTCTTTTTATCATCAGGACAAAGCACTTTTATTTTTTGTACTTCACCTACTGACTTAGCCCTAATATTGAGAAATACATACTCAATATCAAACATTGGTGCTTTTGTAACATCCCAATTACCAAATGTACATGATTCACATATATCGGTAACTGCTTTTACTATACCAGTATTCTTATCTTCTTCCATTGCCATCAATAAAAGTTTTTCTTCTTTTACTAGAAAAGGTCTATATTGTATAACCTTATCTTCAGATGGTAATGTCAATTCATATCGTGGACTAGCCACTTTTGGTAATGCCATACTATACTCCTATTATATAACTATAATCTATTTATATGTTTCTTGGTGGTATAAATCCACCACCTAGACTAAATGGTGGGAATACTCTACCACCTGTAATGTCTCCTATCGGTATTCTTCGTTTCAAATCAGATATAACATCTCGTCCAGCTCTTCTTAATGGAGTTGGCAAGTAATTTAATAATCCACCAAGTGGCCCACCACTTTTTACTGTTGGTACTTTGAAGTCTGGAGAACCTACATCTATTTGACCTGCCTTGTCTATAAAGTAATTTACCCAATATCTAAATTTAAAAGTAACTTCAAATTCTTGTAAGTCGCTTGTTTCATGTGAATATGATACTGCACCTACAGTAGAAGGATAACAATCTATTAGACTGACTGCATAAGTTACTTCATCTCGTTCTTGAGCACTTTCAAAACTACCTAATTGAAATATTTCCATCGGTGATACATAATCATCATAGTAGTTTACATTGAAAGAATTATTACTAAATGCACTTTGTTGCCATAGTTCAAAATAAGTTCTTTCTCTCATGAATTTATCACAATAAAAACTAGCAGTAAATTCTGCGCTTTCAATACCCTGTACAAAATTTCTTTTTGGTCCGTATGGTGCAAACTCTACCATTTTCATTTGTCTGTTTGGCATTTGTATTGATTTACAAAATGCATGGACTCTTTTTTGATTGGCCTGTTCTACTGACCTTAATTGTGCTGATGATGAAAATCCTACATTTTCACTTGCAATCTCATCTGCAAACTGCACATCTCTTTGTGATGGATTTAAACTGTCTAGTACAGGATTATTAAAATCTGTAATGCCATTTATACCTTTTGGTAAATTAAATGTCATATAGAATTTAGACTTACGAGCAAAACCTTCTGCCTCGTTGACCATAGATTGAAATCTACCTAATGTAGATTCTTTATTTGTACCTTGTCTTTGATGAAGTCTTGGGTCTGTTTCTACACTATCTAATGATGTATCTCTTGATAGACCGATTCTTACATCTCTACCAAATATTCTTGTGCCTCCTCTCAGTATTGCCATCTATATACCTCTACTTTGTCCGTATACATAACTCGCACTTCTTTTCTTAAACTGCTGGACTGGAAGGTATACGGCAGTCGGTGAATCTTGAGCGTCAATTCTTAAAAAACCAGAGCGAACATGTGAATACAAATATTTCTTTATTGTTGGTTTAACTCTTTCTAATCCAGATACTCTTTGATAACTAACATCTAATCTTGTTGTACTATCAAATTTACTATTAGTAGCAAACCTTTGTAATTGATTTAATAATCTAAATCTAATCATGGGTGATAGGTAATGAAAATTAATACCCATAAACCCACCTTTTATTGCTTCTAAAGGCAATACTAAAGGAAAAGTATCATAGTATGGCAATTTATTCTTTGTCTTAGGGTCATAGAAAAACAGATTTAGTCTTCCACCAGAAGGTCTTTGATTTACTCTACCTTGGTTCATCAGTTTTCTAGCTGTAATAGTATCAGCCAGACTTGCTACTGCGTTTCTATACCAATTAGATGACTTCTTTACACCACCTGTCTTGTCTGATATTTTAGAAAATATATTTGCCATGATACTATTTATACAGAAAACCCAGCGATTTCTCGCTGGGTCCGTTCCTTAAAGTGAGAGAGAGATTCTACTCTTGAGCTAATTTACTAAAATAGTCCAATGAATCATCTTCATTGGTATCGCTAGCCATAGGAGTAGCACTTTGTGTAGGTACTGGTGCTGATTCTGTTGCCTGTGGGAGGTCGGTTTGTTCAACAGTTTCAGCTGCTTTAGCACTACCACTAATAACCCTATTCAGTTTCTCTGTGAGTTCATCATAAGATTTAAAAGCGTCTGGTGCCAAAAACGGTTGCAATTTGTGTTGTTTAGACCAAATTGCCTTAATGTCATCATCTGATTCTGCAACTTGACTTACTGAATCAAATTCAGATTTATCATAGTTCCAAAAACCATCAACCTTTCTTATTTTAAGTTTGAAGTTTGCACCTTTCCAAAAGTCGAAAGGATTAATTGCTACTTCATCTTCAAAAGCAGGTTGCATACATTCTGTAATTTTATCAAATATCTTTTTACCAAATTTGAATAGCATTACTTTGCCTTCATTTTCTGGATGTTTTGGGTCTGATACAACCAAGACATTAGAATAGTAAGAAAGTTTTCTTTTTCTTTTTCTAGCTATCTCTTTATCAGAATCTAAACCTGTGTTCCACAATCTTGTGTTTTCTTCTGATACAGGGTCTTTTTGACCTAATGTTGTTAGACTGTTTTCAATGTACCAACCACCTGGTCCTTGAAATGCATGAGACCATACTCTGACCCATGGCATATCTTCGCCTTCTGAAGCTGGTAAGAATCTTAGTACTGCATAACCATTGCCTGTTTTATCAAGTTCTGGTTTCCACAATCTATCATCTTGATATTTGTTTTTGTTTGCTTGGTCCTCAGGATTGAGGTTTTGTTCTAATGCCTTTGTTAGTTTATCAAAGCCACTAGATGAAGATTTTAATGATTCAAAATCCATAGTTTTTCTCCGTATTAAGTATTTGTATTATTGTATTATTATATTGTAGCATTCACTACAGCACTATTTATACATTTAAAACCATTATATACCATTTAATTGCACTTGTCAAGCATGGTTTGGTAGTCTATGTAAAATAGATTTTTGTTGTCATTCCAGTCATTAATTCTACAACTCACATTATCATTACCAAGTTCACCTTTTTTATTAACTTTGTAGAAATGTATGTCTGGAAATTCTTTAAATAATCTGTCCCATTGTATCACCCAATTTTGATAAGGTGTGGGTTTATGTGATTCGGTTACATAGTGTTTTGTACCCTTGAATAAATTATTTACTGTATTATTATTACTTCTTAAATCATGACCTATCAAAAAAACTTCACATGGTTTTTCTTTTTTACAAGCAATATAACCTGATGTAGGTCCAGCAGCCCAACCTCTGTCGACATTATCATCAAAAATGTCGATGATAGAATGTGATTTATCCTCATCAGATATCCAACTCACATAAAGGTGAGAATGATTTACATGTTCTTTTACCACCTTGGTACCTTTTGATTTATTTTTTTTAATTATGTTTGCTATGCCTGATAAGTTTGCACCATGCATAACAAATTCTTGTTGATTAATTCTTTCATTTTCCATATGACTATCATATGTTTTTTTTAATTCATCTACCTCTAGCTTAGTTAGACCAGCATAGACCATCATTTCATAATGCATAGCAGGTACTTTTGTCCAATCTCTGAACCATGATTCGTTTTCATGACAATAACCTGAATGATATATTTCATGCATAATTCCTTGGTCTACTGAAATTAAAACATCTGGCGTAAAGTCTCTGTATATGGCATTACATCCATATATCTTGCCGTGTTGTTTCAATTGTTCTAAATCAAAACCTTTTCGGCTTTCACCATTGCCTATACAGAATACTCTACTCAAAACCACCTATACTCCAATAAACTAAAAGTGCTAATGCAATACCAAAACATATTAATTGAAAATCACTCATTTTAATTTCTTGTCAATATATTTTTTAGCTGCATACACTAAAAGACCAAGTATAATATAAATTATACCGTCTTCCCATGATATGTTGTTTAATAAATCTGAAGTTATATTCATGATAAAAATCCAGATAAAAAAGAAAAGTCATTTGTTGTAAATACCATAAGGCCTACTACAAATGTTGGTATTAATACTATTGCAATAATAATTTCAATAGTTATTTTTGTTATATCATTCATTTTTTTCCTCAATCATATGTTTTAAATCTGTTATCTTTTCTTGTTCAATAGCGTCTATTATAAAGTTTGTTAATTGTATTTCTTTTCTTAAATAAAACATCTTCTTTTCTAAATCTTCTAATTGTTTCGCATAATAATCTAGTTCTGCTTGTTTGCGAACTCTTTGAGATATTATGTCTTCTAAAAATAATATCTTCTTATCTTTCATTTAGT